TGCCAGAGACGCTTGAGGCCTGTGAGGCCCTGCATGAGCAGCTGGTGGCTGACGCTATCCGCCTGGAGCTGTCGCTGGCGCAGGCCGTCGAGCGCGCCATCCAGGGCACGCCATACGACCGAGCCTGGTACAACCGGGCGAAGGCCGCGCTCAAGCACTTGAACCATGACCGCACCCGGCTGCTGTACCGGTGCGGCCAACTGCGCAAGGAGGCCAAGGCGCACGCCCAGCAGCACATGGATCGCGTCATCCTCGACGTGATCAAGGAGTCGATGCCCGCCGACCAGTTCTTGGGCTATGTGCGAATTGCCGAGGCCCGTGCGGCCCAAGGGGTTTCTCGATGAGCAACGTAACTGTGGCATTGCCGCGCAAAAGCCTGACCGCCGTGGAGTGCAAGTTCCTCAAGGTGGGCAACCGTATGCTGCTGGAGCAGAACAACGGCCGCATTGCTTCGGCGGCGCTGATGGACATCGTGGCTGACTGGCACGCCGCGCGCGCCAATGTGGGATTCGAGCAGTTCGCCAAAGGCTGGATCACCGAAGGCAACGCCAAGAACAAACACGCTGACAAGCTGCTGCGCGAGCTGTTCGGCCTGGATACCGACCCAACGCCCCGGAGGGCTGCATGAAGAAACGAACCTACGTGGACAAGGCGCTGGGCGATACCGAGTACTTGCTCGAGCAGTGGGGGTTCTGGCGTATGTGTGAGATGGGAGTGCCCCGGTACGTTTCACCGCTCTATGCCCTTATGCGGGACAACGTCCCATCCGTGGGCGGCGCACGACAGCATGTGATCACAGACGATCTGGCCTTGGTGGTGGACCGCGCCGTGGCCAGGCTGGTGAAGCGTAACCAGCAGATGGGTGATTTCGTGTGGGCCTACTACGGCTACAAGCACCCGGCAATGAGGGTCGGCCGGGAGGCGGGCATGTCTGAGCGCAAGGCCCGGGAGATCATCAAGGCTGGCGTTGCATGGATCGACTGCGCCCTTGAAGAATTTCGAGAGGCTGCATAAAAAGTTCTATGCGGGCGGATAAACACCTGTTTTCATAGCAGCGTGTCCAGCTTGCAACGTTACGCGACACAGACAAACCCCGGCCATCGTGTCGGGGTTTTGTGTTTTTGAGGGGCTTCGATTCAGGTAGCCCTCCAGAAAAAGCATTTTTCTTGTATGAGGGAACGATTTGATAGCGCTATGATTCTGATAGGTTGCTACTCAATAATATGGAAGACCGTGAGTATGAAAAACGTTCTCGCCGTTGTGGCGCTTTCCCTTTTCGCTGCGTCCGCCGGAGCGGCTGAGCTATCCGGAGCGCTTGGCGCGACAGGCCAAGGTGGTCTTACAGCGCGCGTCGGCATTGGATTTAACTGGGACAAAAGCTGGTTTGAATCCAGTACTGGCCGCCTCACCGGTTATTGGGATGCTGGCTACACCTACTGGGAAGCAGGCGATGCTTCAGGTGGCGCTCACTCGCTGTCCTTTGCGCCAGTTTTCGTTTACGAGTTCGGCAGCGGTAACGTGAAGCCATTCGTTGAGGCTGGCATCGGCCTGGCGGTCTTCTCTGGTACGTCCGCAGGTGACCAGGACTTTGGTTCGGCCTTCAACTTCGAAGACCGCATCGGTGCGGGCTTGAAGATCGGCGAGACGCAGAAGGTTGGCATCCGAGCGATTCACTACTCCAACGCTGGCATTAAGCAGCCCAACGACGGTATCGAGTCGTACTCGCTGTTCTACAGCCACCAGATTTAAAAAAGCACGATCCCTCTTTGCCCGCCCTGTGCGGGCTTTTTTATGCGGATGACACGCTCAGGCAGCTGGGCTAAGTCGGTAGTGGCGTCGATCAAAGCCGTGCGCTCCCTGATCGGCTACGCGATGAGAGTCTGGGGTACGTGACCCAGCGATCCAGACCACCAAGCCGGGAAGCACCGGCCCTCCGCACCCATTCCAAGGGTTCGCCAAAACGGCGGGCCTTTCTTTTTTGCTCCCCGCAAGGGAGGAACCCGGATGTCCAACATGCCAGACAAACCAGACACCTGGGCGGTTGCCCTCGCATGGTTGAGCCAGCATTCGCCCCTGCTGTACGCGGCTGGCCTGTCTTGCGCCATGGCTGTACTGCGCATCACTTACGGTGGCGGCACTCGCCGGCAGATGCTGGTGGAGGGCGCCATATGCGGCGGCCTGACCCTGACGATCATCAGCGGCCTGGAGTTCTTCGGCCTGCCGCAGAGCATGTCGACGTTTGTGGGTGGCTGGGTTGGCTTCCTTGGTGTCGAGAAGGTCCGCGCCATTGCTGATCGCGTCACCGACTTCAAGC